ATGTTAGGACTGTGTCTGCGATTGCACGAGTGTCGGCTATGACAGCTTTCTCACGGAAGTTGGTTGTGTTGGCTGGGACATATACGTCGTGTGCTCTGTCAGCTTCTTTCCAATGATCGTAACGTCCACGAATTTTGTAGTATGACATGTCGACCATAGACTTGACGTAGTCAACTATTCGTCTTTCCTGTTCTTCTGAGAGGTCGGATGATATGTCTTCGTAAGCTACGAGCTTGTCAGCAAACTCAGATAGATCGACGACCATACCTTCGTTTGGTGGGGAGACGTATTCCGCACTTCTGTAAGTGCTACCTCTAAAATTTATTTTTGGTGTTGTACTCATGCTTGAACTCTACCTTTGTTGTTGATAGTGGTCGTCCTTATAAACCCCAACCAGCCCATTTTGGTAAATCCTTAGAAAATTTTTCTCGTAGGGATTTGCCCAGGGATTTGTGCTGGATGTTGTTGAGTGATTGTGATGTGTCAGTTTGCAGTGACCATGCCTCTGGCGATATAGATGTTCGGCTTAGTACGTCGACAGCTATTGTCATGGCATCGACTTGGTCGTCGTGTGATCCAGATGGGAATGATACGGACTCGTCAATGAACTGATCGAGCCAAGGGGATTGTTCAGGTATGAATACTCTGCCACCTTCTATTAATGGTAGGATTGCGTTGACACGGGCGACCTTATCGTGGACGACCTTGTACGGAATTATTGCCATGCCTGACTCACGCTTGAGTTCTTGGATCAAAGATTGTCCAGATGCCTTGTCCTCGATGTACATGGCTCGGAGTCCCTTGCCTCGCCATGTATTGTTAAGTCGGATTAGTCGTTGCTTGAGTTCTGGGAAGTCGTACTTGCCTCGCATGACATCGACTAGATATATGTCGCCATTTTTGTCCATGCCAGCCACTACTGCTACAGAATAGTCGGCTGTTTCTGTTTTCTTGAAGGCTGTGTCGACGCCAATGACTAGGGTAAGGAAACTTTCTGGAGATAAATCTACTGGATATTTTTGCCACCATTCTGTTTTTATGATGTTACCGCCCTCTATATATGGTTGTTGTTGATATAGGGAGGCAAACTCACGAGGGTTAAGACGTTCACGTCGCTTGAGGTCTTCTATAGGAAATCTTTCTGGCCATAAGGGAGCTTCGTCTTCTGTCGCAACCATGCGTTTTGCATGTGATAGGTTGCGGAATATGTCGGGTGTGACGTATTCGGGGTGTGTCTCTGGTAGATGACGTCTTGATATTTTTTTGCCGTAAATTTTTTTGATGGCTGGAAAGTTGACGTGATGCCAGCGTCCTTCTTGCCAGTCAGGGCTGTCGATAAGACGACCAGCAAGGTCGTCGGGATGCCAGCGAGTTAGGATGATAATTTGTTTTGGTGCTGTGCCGTCGGACTCTGGTTGTAAACGAGTTGATAGGGCGGATGTGTAATAGTTCCACGTCTTGTTGCGTTGGGTCATGGACTCAGCGTCTTCACGAGATTTTACTGGGTCGTCGACTATGAGTAGATTGGCTGGTCGACCAGATGTTGTGCCTCCAATGCCAACTGCAAAGTATGCACCGCCTTCTTCTGTACGCCAAACGTCTACGGCTCGACTGTCTTTTGATAGATTGAAGTTGGGAAAGGCTTGGGTCATTGATTTTTCTTCGACGACTGTACGGATTTGGCGACCAAAGTCTGTTGCGAGTTGGGAGTTGTACGAGCATGACATGGTGTAGCGGTTTGGGTTCTTAGCCATGTACCAACTAGGGAAGAGGACTGTGCCAAATGTAGATTTGGCGTGTCGTGGTGGCATGGTTATTAGAAGATTGTTAACGCCTAGTTTGCCAGATTCGAGATCGTCCAGTGCTTGGATTAATTCTAGCTGGAAGTCGGCTAGTATCCAGTTTGGGTAGTGGAGTTGCACGAAACCTTTGAAAGATGACTGGGCGTCTCGTAATGATAGAACGTATTTGGCGACTAACGCCTGAGACATTACCGCCATATTTGTTGTCTTAGCTTTCTGCTGAGTTTTAGTTCTCTTGCTTTGCCACCATCTTGCACTGTCTCGCTCATAATCTTTACGAAGTGATCGAAGACGGCTCGCTCTCTGTTGTGAGGAGAGACCGTTGATAGGTCTTGCTGTTGCATCGCTTTGCCCAGGTCTTCAAGTGTAATGTTTGTCGCTAGTGCGTCCTTTTGTCTATTGATAACTTTCATTGTTGTCTGCCTCCACTTCTATTGTTGCGACACCTTGAGCTATTGCTTCCAGTTCAGAGCGTGATAGTTCGGTTAATTGTTTTACATTGACTTCGTGCTGTACAAAGTTGGCATTTAGGTCAGGAACGACTTTGTTTAGTAACATTCCGAACACTCTTGCTTGCGTTGGATTCCAGTCTTGTGCTCCTACGACTACAGAATGTGCAAGATTGATTTGTTCGGACACATATTTTGCAATTTGACCACGAATTTGTGACGATTGTTGCGGTGTTAGTCTCACGTCGTCCGCTTTTGCTAACGCTGTTTTCATTTTGTTGACCTCTTTTGCTGATTTTCTGCACGACATTGAACAGTATTTTGCACGTTCTTCGTGACTGGCTCTCGTTTCAAACTCTTTACCGCACGTTTTACATGCAAGTTTTGTAGTTCCTCTTGGCGTTTTCAAATTTTGCTCCGATTTCTCACGGGGGTGGGGAGGTGACTGACTACATGCGGGAGACTTCGGCGGTGATAACCCCTCCCCCCCTGCATGTATACATCACATAATGACACATTGCTGACACAAGGTGCGAAAAAACGGCAGATTTCTGCGGTTTTCTCATCATTTGAAAGGGAGTTTTTTGCCTCGTATGTATGCACGTTTTGAAATTCCTCTTCGCTTGCGTCCTAACAATGGTCTTTCAGACCATTGTTTAACCACTTCAACAAGTTAGCAAAAATCAATTTGGTTGGTCGTCCTCACATACACATGACACGTCATATCCTGAAAGGAACTTTGTTGTTGACGGCAAAATTGTCGTCGATCTTTTTCGTTCTGAGTGGGCAGACGCAGAAGATTTCATCTTCCCACACACGGAGTAAGCTCAATGCTGAAAAATCTTTCTTGCAACGAAGTTGCCAAAATTCTTCAATCCAACAAGCCGACCACGAAGGCATACAAGGACGCATATGCGTACTTGAAAGATCGTGTCAAAGTCTCGAAGAGACTGAGGTGGGCTAGACTGCTGAAAGCAGTCGACGGTGGCGATGAAAAACGTATCGCATACCGTGCAGCCGAGACTGCCGAAGAGCGAAAACAACTCGCTACCGAGTTCGAGAAGCCAAAGGCTTCGGCCAAGCCTAAGACAACTGCTAAAGCAGTTGCGAAGAAGTCTCCATCTTCGATGGATGCGATTGCCAAGCAGATGGAGAAACTCTCCGACGCACAGTTGGCTGCGTTCTTCGAGGTTATCGTAAGCTCTCGTGCGAAGAAGTAGGACGACAATTTACCCCATGCAAGCAGATGCTTGCGTGGGGTTTTTTTTTACTTTTTTTTGGAGGAATACATGCGTAGAAAATACTACTACACCACAACAACGCCAGTAAAACGAGTGCAAGACGTAGTCTTAGAGTGCTTCAAAACTCTCTTCGTCATGTCTGCTTGCGTCATACTAGGACTAATCATCTTCGTAGCCATTGCCGAGTTTATGATCGGCTGTGGAACTACAACATACTTCGCAGACGGAACATGGCACACCAACAAATGTATGTTCCTACCATACGACCAGGTCAAGGGTACTTGGCAATGAACTACCACGTCGCCATAACCGATCGAGGTTATGCCGTTCGACACATAGTCTCTGGCTATGTGTTGGACGTTTACCGCACACGAAAACAAGCCGAGACCATGTGTGCAAAACTCAACCACAAATAAAGGAGGACTATATGTCCACACACTACAAAACATCTCAAGAACTACCACTACACGACCTTGTCTTCGGACTAGCACGACACAAGCAAAAAGCTATTGCCGAGGCTAGGACTTTGCATGACACATACGACATGGCTGACATCATGTTGGTTCAATTAGTATCCGTATCCGAGAGGAACAAGCGAATACTCGTATTTCAAGAGCGAAGTATGATGAAAGAATACGAGCAGATGAATGGTCAAGACGTAAGTGGCGAAGAGTGGAACTCAGACAACTATCTTCACATTCACATGAACGATGAAAAGACTGAGGTCACTGGCTTCACACGATACGGCATGAACCACGTTGATAACATAGTTCGTGTAATTGAAATCGAAACTGGAGTTCAACTCATAAGCGAGCATGAAGAAGACGAGTATTACGAAAAGGAGGACGTGTAATGCGAAACAATCCAGACGACCTAGCCAATCAGCTAGTGAACAAAATCAAAAAGTGGCTAAGAGCGGAGATACGAGAGAACAAGCCCACGGACGAAACACCAGTTTTTGACTTCGAGTGTGAGGATGAGCAACTGTGCCAAGGTCGTACCGAGTGTGCCGAGGGATTACTAGAACAAATCAAAAAATGGGAGAATGAGAATGAGATTTGAAAGCGATGCCATAGACGAGGCGTGTGAAGAAAACTTAGGTCACACTAATTGGAAATATGCGGACACTCAAGACCTTGAGAAAGTTATTGCCCAAAGAAAAGGCGACACACCCAAGGACGAAGAGATCGCCCATATTGTTATCTTTTACAAAAACCCATGTGAAGAGGAGGACGTGTAATGGAAAGCGAATACATAGAATGGGCTGACAAGTACAAGCCAATAGTCAATCACTTATCAGGCGATAGTGAATGCACAATGTTCGATGATTATGGAAAGCAAAAGCAGTTTGTCCACGATCATCATGCGTCGCAAGTTTGGACACTTGTCGAGGCTGAGGGCAATTTGTACCTATGCCAAGGGTTTCATCATGTGAATAGAGTTGCTTACTACATCGCATCTGTCCCTTTCATCGACGGCAACAAGTCAGAATATCTCGACACATACAATGAGAGTGATTGGGAAAAAGAGTATCGAGCCTTGGAAGAAAAGTATTATCCTATTACATGGGAAATTAATCATGGAGAAATTGAAATCCATTGCAAAGATGGAAAGTTATTGCCAAGCGATCACGAGATATACTCCATAGAGGCGAGCTTTATCAAAGACCAAATCAAAGATTATGGCATCTTTGATGGCGAGATATGTTGCATCTAAAGTTATTTGATCCACCTCGCACGACGTGTGAGGAGTTTCAGTTCTCTTCACACGACGTACGTTTTAAAGGAACTTTAATAGTGAGAAGTTGGTCGACAATTTGTTGTCCAATTCTTTTTCTATTTCACAATACAACACAGGAGAGAAGATGAACTGATGACTTATCATTCTGATTTACGACGACGTCGTAGAGCGAGACGCCTACGACGTTTTTTATTGTCTCGAAAAAGACAATTACGACACCTTAAATACACTAGAGACTTGACTACTATCTGTATTAAAGGTAAGACACACCTAGAGGTGTTACAAACTCAACCACAAACTACTGGAGAAAACGACCATGACTATGACAATTACAGACGCCTTATCGCAGTCAACTAACGACAAAGTTCGCAAGGAACTTCGTAAACTTACCATGCCTAAGTTCGAGGCTATCGGAGAGGCAATGTTGGACAATGTGTTCAGCAACTCGCCAATCATTGGTACTCGATCAGATCAGATGAGCTTACGCAAATCAAGATCAGCCATTCGAGATTGTATGAGTATCGACGATCTTATGTGTGTTGCTTGTGACAGAATTACCATGCTTGACATCGAGAAAGCATTGCTCGATCCAAGTGGCTACGGTGTGCCAAGTTCAACATCCAAGACTGGCTACATGTTTGGCAGACCGAAGACGTTGACACAAGCCGACATCGATGGCGTTCGCAAGGCTTACACAACCATCAAGGCTACCTTATGGCGAGTGTTTGACCCAGCCAAGCACGGTTACGCATCAATTTCTGACATCCCATTGAATGTTCTGATTGCCGTTCACGATACAATATGGTCGAGAGACGATGATACTTCAAGCGATTGGGTTATCGATGCCATCTTCGAGTTCTTGGACAAGAACGAAGCCAAGACAAATGCTCTTCGTAACATGTTGGAGTTGAGAGACGAAATTGGAGCTGATCGTATAATAGCAAGTGATCCTACGTTTCAAATATTTCTTGCCGTTGGTCACAATCTTGATCTCATGGCTATGACAGCGTCGGCTTCGTCTGCACCCAAAGCATTGGTCAAGCCGTCGGCTGACAAGGAGCAGTTGATTGACTTGACACTCAAGCAAGCTGGGTTGCCAAGCATAGGCGAGATGATTGATACCATCAACGAAAGCACCAAGAAGATTGCTGATGCTCAGACCAAAGCCAAGATGTCTGCTATTCCAATGACATCGTCTGTTGCAAGCAGTGACGGTACGATACCGAGTGGCAAGATCAAGGGTCTTCTGAAAGCCAAGGATGTGTTTGAACTCAAAGGTGTGGGTTCTAGTGTCTTTGACTTTGACGTCCCAGTATGGGAATGGGATGCACCTCATCCTCATGTGTTGCCGATTGACAAGGACTACATCTTCAGACCTGAGAGTTTGCTGATTGTTCTTACATCTCTTATGGAGAACAGTAAGTGTTGGGTTCATGGTCATACTGGTTCGGGCAAGACGACATTGATCGAGCAAGTGTCTGCAAGAATGCACTGGCCTTTCATGCGAGTGAACTTCGACAGTGAGATTTCTCGTATGGACTTGATCGGTCGTGACGTATTGACCAACGAGGGTGGTACAACAACATCCAAGTTTGTTGACGGTATCTTACCGCAGATGATGCAGTCCCCATGTATCGGTTGCTTTGACGAGTTGGACTTCGTGAGACCTGACGTTGCGTATGTGATGCAGAGAGCTTTCGAGGGCAACGGCTTGTTGTTGACCGAGGATGGTGGTCGATTGGTTGAACCCAATCCGTTCTTCCGTATGTTTGCGACGGCTAACACGGTCGGTCAAGGCGATGAGTTTGGTATGTACCAAGGTGCAAGACCTCAGAGCATGGCTTTGTTGGACAGATTTACTCGTTGGGTGGACGTTCCTTACATGTCGCCAGTCCAACGTGAGCAACTGTTGAAGACCAAGTTTCCAGAGATGCCCAAGGTAATCATGGACAAGGTCAACAAGTACATTACCGAGCATATCGAGGCGTTCACGACTGCCAAGGTTCTGCAACCGATCTCGCCTCGTGGTTACTTGGCACTGTGCCAATCGATTATGACGTTCACTTCACTTATGACGTCGGAGAAGAAAGCCATCGAGCAAGCATTCGATGCAACTATACTCAACCGTTCTTCAGCACAAGACAGAGCCGTGCTTAAGGGCATCATCAACCGTGTAATATAGGAGGTTATACATGAAAGGCGATTTATTCAGTCACGAAATCAGCAAGACAAGTTCAGTGTTTGGACGTAAGAAATCTGTTGACGTCGTATTTAAAGGC